TGTTCTGAGCATTTATGTAATTTGTTTGACTTGTATTCTGGGCAGTCATTGCATTTATCTGGCTTGTATTTTGAATATCTACATAAGATTTCATAGAATCGTTTATTGTTCCTGCTCGATTATCTATTGTAGCATTTAATTTTGTTTCACTAAAAGATAAAGTTGCCCCATCAAAACTAAAATAATCTGAAACTATTGTCCAATTAAATAATCCATTAAACCATTGAAAAGTTGCATTTACTCCATTGTTAATACTATAAACATCTCTAAGATTAATATCTGATTGTGGCGTCCAATCAGAGGCAACTAAAGATATTGATAAAATTATCAAAACAGAAAAAATTAAATAATTATATTTCATTCTTAACTCCCATGATTATATCTTGATTAGAATATTGATAACCATATTTTTCTGCCAATAAAGATTGAAAGAATTTAATCCAATACTTTCTGTTATAATTAGTTTTTACATGACAAGAATTACATAAAGAAATACAATTTTGAGGAATTGATAATTTTTTATCATAATTGATGTGATGAATAGCAAACGCTATTTTTAATTTTTCCCTGTGAATACCACACAACATACAAACTTGATTATCTCTTTTTCTAATTGCTCTTTTGAATTTATTGTTAAAAGATTTATCGTATGGTTCAAATGATTTTCCGCCTTGCCATAAGGGATGTTTTTCTAATTTATGGTCTTTATGATATTCACTATTTTTCATCTTTGTAATAGATTCTTTTGTGTGTGTTTTACCGAAAAAATGGTTCTTTTTACCAACTCTCAATTTTGATGCTTTTATCGTATTTGGATTTACATATCCTTTCTTAAATTCTGTTTTTGGAGAATTGTGCATCCCTTTATGGCTTTCAATTAACTTTTGCCTATGTTCTTCTGATATTTTCTTTCCCAACTTGCTTTTATTCATTTTACTTGTATCTTTCACTTTCCAATGTTTTCCTTTTGTTCCCATTATAAAATGTAGGGGCGAGGTCGTAAAATTCCTTGTGCTTTTGCAGTTCCCATTAACCTATCCCTCTCTTTAATTAATTGAGTGGCTGTTTCACGCCACTGTGTATATGGCTCTCCTTTTTGTGTACTAAATTCTGACATTGTATATCCTACTATATCTGTATAAGATTGTCCGACGATCCTTGCAACCAGTGCGATTGAACAAGTAATATTCATTAACTTTTTGAAGATTTCATTTATTTCTAATTTGACTACCGTACTTCCAGATTCATGTGCTTGAACTAATTTATCTAATACTATTGCACCTGCTGCTGGAGTACCATCAATCTGCGCGACTTCTCGATTTCCATCCATTCCATAAATTTCTACCCAATCTTCATCTGCAAACCCTGTAATATCTGCTAAGGCTACACTAACACTTGTCCCGGCAACTTCTGCTGCACTTGTAGTCGAGCTTGTCGTACTTTCCTCAACAAATCCATAAATATATTTTACCCTAATTTTTTTATATCCTGTTTTAAAATTATTATTTGTTAAACCTTTTGTATCATCTAAAATTATTTTCCCACTTTCTTTGTACGCATGCACATAAGAAGGATCTTCTACATCTCCATCAATTGTTAATTCTCTTACTGCCAATAAAGGATTATGATCAACAAATATTCTTACGGTTCCGTTTCCATCTAAAAAATCAATTCTTTCTGTTGGAGTAAATTTTGTATTAAAAAAACGAGAAATTTGGGGTTCTACCTCTGTAATTATTGAAGAAACATCATCATCACTTATCTCGCTTGATCCTATTCCACTGGTTCTTCTAACACTTGCGATTGTTACATAAGTTCCATCGTCTGCCATTATGAATTCACCGCGTGTTTAATTATAAATATTGCTGCTATTGTTAATCCAGTCAACCAAGGATATTGAATCTTTTGATGAAATTTATATCTTTTTATTTCAAACAATGTTTTAACTTGATTTTCATATAAACAATCTAATTTCTGCTTTGCCGGTAAAGATCTAAATTCATCAAGTCCAACTATTAATCCATTACTCATATTCTTCCCTCAACTTTTTTTCAATATCATCCCTAAATGGAAGTTTATCATAATTCTTAATAGCATTCTTTAATTTTTGTTCATCTGGGAAAACCCTAAGAATATCCTGCGCAGTATTTTTTCCAATACCTTTAATTTTTGTTAATTCTTTAAAGAAATCATCTGTCTGTCTGTCTGTTTCTATCTGTTTTGTCTCGACTTTTACATCTCCAATTTTTCCTTCTGTAGTTTTGACTTGATTAGGACTTAATTGGTCCTTAATTAAGACTTTTTTAAATCCATAAGAATTTCCAATACTTTCTGGTAAATCTACTTCTTCCCCAGTTCGAACCCCTAACCAGTTATATCTATTTGGCCCTTTTGGAATTCTAACTTGAACGTCTTTTCCCTCATTTATAAATTTCATATTAATCCCTATATGTAACTGTACATGTCACTGTTTCTGCTGCTGCTGCACTTGCAAGTGTTAAAATCAACTTCCCGAATACCACATAAGGTACACCCACTTCTGCTGTATCTGTTGAAAGATACAAAAGTGCTGTTCCAGCGTTATCTTCTGCGCTTACTCTTGGATAAAAAGTTGTATCTGTGTTTCCTGTGTAATTCAATATCGCTTGTGCCTTTGGTTCTCCAGTAGAATCCAAATTAACGTCCATTGAATCTCCAGTCACATCTATCGCTACCTTTAATATCTCCCCATGGATAGTTTCACTTGTTGCAGTTACTCCAGTTTCACCTGCAGGTACTGTTGCTTTCAGTCTTATTTGTCTTATTTGTCCCATATTTGCTCCTATGTTTAATTATTTAAGGTCCTAAGACCATCTTTTTTTTCTGAAATCAAAAAAAAGATAAAAAAAATAAAAATAAAAAATTGAATTTATTTCTTCTTCTTTGGTTTAGCTGATTTAACTTTTTTCAACTCGTTACCTTCTCCGTCACAAGTAAAGCATGCTTCACCTTTTGCCTTAGCAAAACCTCCACACTCAATACAATGAAATTTATCTGCCATTTTAAGTTGCTTCTCTAACAATTAAACCTGCGGCTGAATAGTTCCTACACATCCAAATATCATCTGCAATATCTGCTGATACCTTACCATCACCATATCCCGCTGTTGTTCCTACTGCTCCGAATACATTATCTGTAAATGAACCAGCTGGACTTGTTCCACCTAAATTTAACGAAGTGTACAAAGCTACTGAACCTGAAGTAATTGCTGGTACTGCTCCGAATACATTGTTTCGAATTATTAATCCTCCACCAAATCCACTTCCACCTGAATAGATATTAACATCTGTATCTGCTGGTGAATTTGAAAAATTATTATTCTCAATCACTACATCTTGTGGTACTGTGCTACTTGTTCCTATCAAACAAATATCAGTCAAACACCTATAAAATGAGTTACCTGAAATCAATACTTGCCATGCATTTCCTGTTGCTGACCACATAATTGCTCCTCCAGTTGTTCCATCAGTTAAATCTGTTTTACAATTCTTCAAGTGACATCCAATTATTGATGTTCCAAATGCACTTTTTGTTGCATAATCATCATCTAATAATATTCCTCCACCAGTTGAACCTGCTCCATTAAAACCCATGTTTGCTATTAAACATCCTGGTGCTCTAATTGTTAACAATGCTGTTGAACCTGCTCCAATCTTGATTTGTGGTAATCCACCTTGAGTTCTTCCTCGACTAACTCCAATTATTGACAAATTGCTTGTCGCTGCTGGAATTATAATTGTCTCGGCGTAACTTGTTGGATCTCCTGTGAAATCTGTCAAATCTTTTGCTGTAACAAAAATTGTATCTCCTGGTCCTGCTGCTGTAACTGCTGCTTGAATTGTGCTCATTGCTGCGCTCCAACTCTTACCTTTGTTACCACTGGCTCCATTTGTTCCATCAACAAACCATACATCCCCTTCACCTATTGGTGCTCCTGATCCTTGTGCGAATGTAACTTGCTGGTCCCATGTATACGGTCCGTTACGATAAGGTGGACTTGCCGGGTTACCTCCCACTGCTTTTAATCCTTGTCCCATTTTAATAATAAGACAGACTAATAAGCGTGGATAACTATTCCGTAAACATTTGTTCCTACCGCGCTTGTTGATAAAACTATCACTCCACTTGAGTTAGAATCTACTGCTATTGCTGCATCTGCTAATACTTCTCCAGTTGTGGTTTGCGAACTTCCAGAAACTGCGTATACTTTTGAACATCCGTAATCTCCTAAATCAACTGCAATTGTATCAGTTCCACCTACGAATGCTGCTGGTGTTGTAACTAGTAATACTTTTACACCTGCGTTTGGTGCTACTTCAACTATTGTTCCTACTTCTCCTCTATCTGTCATTTTTTTTAACCTCCTATTATTTAATTGTTGATTCGTGCGTGAATCACGCGACGGACTCCATGAGGGCCGCTCTCCACTTTTTTTGCTTAGAAAAAAAGATTAAAAAATATAAAATAAAAATTTATAATATGTCGTCGATGAAACTATTGAACTTATTGTTTCGCATGATAAGACACTCGTATATTTTCAACATAAACTTCTGTGAATCATTAGTTTTTGCTAAGTCTTCGTAAGTCATATCTTGAAGAACTCTCATCTCGATGTAATCAGTATCTAAAAAGTAAATCTGCTTTGCGCCAGAATCGTTTGATAAATACATACTTGGGATCACTGGTATTGGTCCGACCATTGTTTGAAGCACTATTGCAGCTGCAACTCCGAATGGTAATGTTCCTGCCAGGTCACTTGGATTATATCTAAAAGTATCAATTATTATCTTTCGAATATCTTGAACTACTGAACTTGATGCTA